CTAAGTCAATTTTACTTCGCTGGAGTAGCGACTGGCTTTGCGTCTGCTTTAGGTGCGTCTTTCTTTGCACCGTTACTTTTGACAGGCTTCTTTTCGTCCTTCTTAACTTCAGCTTTGGCTGGAGCAGATGCAGAAGCTGTTGCGGCAGGAGTTGCAGGTGCAACTGGAGCCTTGGCTGGCTCAGCGGCAAATGCAGAAGCGGCAAACATAGTTGCGATTAGAGCGGATACGATTTTCATAAAATTACCTTTTAAGTTGTATACACACATTATTGTCTGTATACTATTATAACGCCACAGCTTACATTAAAGTTGACACAATCCGGACAACTTGAGTAAAATTGCTGTCTGATCATCAACCTCAGTCCATACATCTATTGTAACGCTGTAAGACAACATGGGGCCAGAAGTCCATGACATTTTATCTGCGGTAATGTTAAAGGCCTTTAGCATTTCAAATTCGGGTTTCTGCATCCAATCCCAAACTGCGGCGCCTGCATAAATTTCTACATCATCAGGATCGCCCAGCTTTAAATTGGCCAGTTTTACTCTTCGCATTTTAACACCAATTTAGCCATGACAAGATCTTCTCGTGACTCAAACCCCAATGCAAGTTTATACACTCGTTCAAAAGATCTGGGATCAAACATTTCACCTGTTTGTGCATTGACAACTTGTATATGATGCTCTTTTAGTTCAGCTGTGGCCTGTTGCACAGTCAATCGAATATGCTGTTGTAGCAAGATATAATCATTGGCACTGTCGTCATCCAAAGAAACAAACGTTTTGTAAACCAACCAGTGACTGGTTTTTATGTCAGTGCGCCAAGGTCCTTCTGGTAGGCCTCTGTTGAATGATTTGGCCATTAATTATTTTGCCAATCAACAAACAAGTCCCTTACTTTTACCATGTAAGATTCTTTGTAACTTGTAACTACCAAGATACGTTCTTTTTCTGGATCAACTGCCACTCGCTGGCCACCATAGCCAACCCACCAATATGAAGGGCGAGGACCACTTGTGTTAATCCAGGTTTGGTAGCCGTATTCTCGATACAACCGACCAGTGTTGCCATAATTAGTAATCTGAGGACTGGTAGCATCTTTAATAAACTGTTGCTGACACGCTGTTCCCTTTTTAGATAAATGCACCATGTACATTGCAAGTTTTGCCCAATCTCTAGTTGTTGCACTGAATCCTGCTTGTGAGATTGCCTTGTTATCCTTGTCCAACAACCAATACCCGGCACTTTCGGCACCAATTTTAGACCAAATGTGTTGTTCAAATTGTTTGATAAAGCCACCGTTTTTATCAACAATATTTGAAAGTGCAAGAGTATCAGTGCCTGAGTACCTGAACTCTTTTCCACTGTCGGTGTCTCTCTCTTTAACCTTGTTTAAGTACTCAACCCCGGACAATCTCTGTGAGCGTCCTAGTTCCCAACCGTCACAATCTGTGCCACTGGTACAACCATCTTTCTTCCACAAATGATCGCCAGACGACAGAGCTTTTCTTATACCAGAACTCATTGTGAGTAAGTTACGTACTGTTGCCTCTCCGTATACTGTACCTTTAAGATCGTCGCTATAATTTTGAGCAGGCGAGTTATAATCAATCAAGTTCGTTTCACAATTCATCAGGCCTAAAGTATAAGCAGTTAGACTTTTACTCATTGACCAGCTAAAGTTTGGACGAGTAGCAGAAGCTGGCGAATTGTATGCTTCGAATATGATTTCTCCTCGTTCAACCATGATGATACTGAGCAATGGATTTTCGCTTGCCATTTGGCGTGCCTGTTGTACAATATCAACTTCTTTGCCAACTGGATTTCGGCTGGGAAGAATTAACGGAGTAGAGCTTGCTGGGTATCGATGATTTTTAAACTCAAATGACATATCCCCGGCTGCTCGCCGCGGCGTTACTTCAGCAAATGTGGTTTGAGATAATACATTATTAGAAGCAATCAATAATGCAATACACAAGAATTTTTTCATGATCACTTCCGTTGAGAAACGTTAACAATAATACCAAGAATAAATGCAATACACATAAACCAAATGCCTTGCAGGATCCAAAACGCAACGGGACTAGTTGCCCAAAAACTCAGCACTAGCATTTCAGTGCCAATGGCCAGCGAAACTATCCCAAACAACATCAATAGGCCAACTGCGGCAATAAGCCTTTGAACAGACTTTTCTTCAGCTTGCAAGTTACGCATCTGTTGCCTCGCGATGTTGCACAATGTAGCTGGCTTTGGGAAAGGCCAAGCGCAATGCTTTGTCCATTTTGCGTTCTAGTTCTTCTCTGCGATTTGCCAAAATCTCATTTGGCAAGATTACTTCACTTTCCTGTGGTGACCAACGTCCTACCCACTTGCCATTTTCTTTTGCTACGCCAACTTTGATATGCACGATCATAACGACTCCTTATGTTTAGCTATTATATGCTAAGTTTACTTCGTTGTCAACCTATTTATAAATACCATATGAGCTACTATAAAACTGTACAATTTAAATTTTCAGACCAAGCGTGGTCCTGGCTGTCTGCTTTTTTTGAGCCTATTATAAACGAGTATCAAAAATCAGCTCCACAAATATCAGCATTGGTTACGTTTAAGGACCACGAATATCAACAACTTGTGCAAAGTTCAGCATGGTCAGAGCTTACAACATTCTTACAAACCTATCAAATTGATGATCCATATCCGCAACTGTTTATCTACAAACGTTTACCGCGATCACGCAAATTAGTTCTAGGCAATCCGCATATTGATACAACTGGCGAAGGTGGTATTGCTGTTGATGTGCCTACACGCTTTAACATCTTAATGCAAGGTGACGAAAACACCGAAATGGTTTGGTGGAATCACGATCGAACAAGCCCGGCTGTGACTGGTTCTACTTTTATAAGGCCTGACGGCAAGTCTATTGGACGTTTGCAAGCTGTAGGAGAAACACTAAAAGAAAAATGGGAAGCAGCCGGGGAACCAATTGCTAGATCGAATTCGTTAGCCAAGAGACAGGAGTATGCTAGTTTTGTTAGGACCAACATACTCCATGCATTGAATTGGACTGGCGCCAATCCTAGACTTATACTAAGTGTTAGATCAACAAAGCCCTGGCAGTTTTAATTACTGTGATTGTTCAAGTATGTCAATATCTTTGATTACTGCGCTGGCCGTGACTGCATTCATATAATCTCTCAGCTTGGTACTGACTAAATTGTTTCGAGTTTTCTTATCGGGACTACCAAGTACTATGATATCAAATTCTCGTCCACGATGTGCAACCAACATTGTAATACACCAACCTGCTGGATTGGTAAAGCCTGTTTTACCAACTGAGATATCATATTTTCCTGCAAACATACTGGTATTGCGTATCAGCACACGATGAATAATACCTTTGATGTTTACTGTATCAGTTTGTGTTTGAGCAGTCATTGCAGCCTTGGCAAACTCTGGATGTTTTCTAATTGCAGTGTTTAACAGGTGTAGGTCCCACGCCGTGCTTTTGTTTAGCAACAGGCCAGTGGGCTCCATATAAACTGTATCAGTCATGCCTAGTTGACGAGCAGTTGAATTCATTGTGTCAATAAAAGAGTCATAGCCTGACGGGTGTGCCAGTGCCAGGGTTTTTGCTGCCAGGTTATCGGATGCTACCAAACTAAGCGTAATCAAATCTCGCCGGCTTACACGCATACCGGGTTTTAAATTGCGGCTATTTTCTATATGTTGACGAGTAATCACAATCATCTGGTCCAGATTGGCACCACTTTCTAGGACGGCATATACTGTCATCAATTTTGTAATAGACGCAATAGGCAACACTGCACTGGCATTGTAATTTTCAACTATGCGATGAGCTGTTCTGTCAAATACCAAGACTGCCTGCGCTGGTTCTGCGGCTGCTGTTGACAGGGGCTTTTTTGCTATTGATAATAAAGGTGACAGCAGTAATACCAATACAACTACAAACTTACTCATTGAGCTGTTTATACATTCTATAGTACTGCGGCTTTAAGCCAACACGCTCACTGCTTCGCAATCGTGCTGTATTGTTAACATGGACTTGAGATGCGATATGATCTCCCCCACGTAATCTAATAAATTCTTCAAGATATTTGTGTAAGATCTGATTGATTCGACGTCCTCGGTTCTCGGGATGTGTAAATGATAATGTAATCCAGCCGCCTCGGGCAAAATGTCGGTACTCAAACACAATACCACCTATCACCAGATTATTACTGTCAGTGGCATAGATACAATGAGACTTGTTAACTTCAGCCCATGTAATCATTGGCGCAGCAAATGCAGTGTCAATGATTTCTGCGTATGTTTTTAAGAACAAAGACATTGCACAGCTACCAGTGATCATATCAGTAAATGAAATGTTTAGTTGGGCTCCAGTTGCATCAGTCTCTGTCCCAACAACTTGATCGCAACCTAAAATTGGGACAGGTGATTTTGGAATTGTAAGATTTTTAAACATACTTGTTATTTTAGTGTAATTAATGATTGTGTCAGTACATATTTATCAACATTGTTGACCTTTTATGCGTTCTTAAATGAGTTGTTTGGATTGTACCATTCTTCTGCTTTTACATCCATTATATAATGGTAGTTGCTATCTATTAGCTCTGCGCCACGTTTGTATCCAAGCAATTTATACAAGCTACCCCGTTTCATTTTCTGTGTGTATTCTTGTCCGCAAAAATCAGCAACAAGCTGTCGAGCGTGCCACTTGTATGTATCCAATGATCCATTGATCTTATGTGTACGATCAACCATGCTCCACTTTTGAAAATTTTCGTCGCCGAAAAATTGATAGTAATAATTGTTTAGATAGTTTTCGTTGATGTTTGAGTAGTCACGTGCATACATTAAAATACGAAAATAAACAGAACTCCACTTGCATGAAAAGTTAATCCACCACCACCAGTCTGCTACAGTGTCAACAGGACACGGTGCATTACGAAGATGTGTTCCTAAGATCCTTGTCCACATTTCAGCATCATCCTTTGATAACTTTTGCATGTAGTACTCGGTCATGAGATCATCTGTCCATGGTTGATTTAAAATGTCGTTGCCTTTCCATCTAACAAGGTCCTTGTATAGGTCAGATCCCATTAACTGGTCATTAAATTCCCCGCCTACTAGGATTCGATCTTGAGACCAGTCACTTGCATGTTTTTGCCCATTTATCATGGCAAAATTGCTACGCCGCAAAACTCGTTCCCACATCCAGGGATTTTCTTCTATGCTTTCAACACTGAGTACAATTTGTACTCGTTTTTCAGTTTCGGCTAAGCCAATCTCTTTAATAAAACTTGTTAGTATTAGACTACTGTCAATGCCACCGCTGTATAATAAACGTATAGGAACATCTAACTTTTCTTGCTTTGACAGTATTTCTCTGACACGAGATTGACAACACTCTTCATATGTCATTGAAAATTGCGGATCATACGTTGGCAATGCCAACTGTTCGGGAAACGAAGAACGTACAGGTATTGTAATACCACCTGTACGGTCAATAAATGTTACATTAAAATTAATAAGCTCAAAAAGCGTATTCCATCTCCGAACATCTTCGCCGGGTAAATTTTTAAATCTATTTGCATTAAAGCAATATGCAGATGTCATATCAAAGTGTCCCGGAAAAATTTGTTCTCTATTTCATAAGCAACAACTTTGGCTTCATCAGCAGTCTGAGTCAGGTTGATTTTATCAGCAAAGTGTTTTAGAAAGCTATACACCCTCATTTTGATACTGTGTATATTATCACAATGCAGTTTGATTTCTCGATAAGCATGTGCTGGCTCTACATTATTAATTTGTGCATATTCCTGGATTGCATCACTGTAAAAATTATTAGCCGGCTCGCTATCGCGAATTGCAAATTCCAAATTGTTTTCAAATCCTTCCCAAATTGTTGGCCTACACGATTGTGTCGCCATTGTTGTAAAACGCATCAACATCTCCATCAACGGGGCTCGTATTTTGATTAAACGCTTGCGCTCCAGATAAGCGGTATTATGGGCTGATTCTGGTAAATCAGTTACTGATCCGTCTCGTTTAACAAAAACATGCTTGGTTTCATCAAACAGTTCGTTGCGATTAAGAAGCTGATAGCCAAGATATCGAGGAAAGAACAATCTCATTTCTGTATCTACCAGTCCAGCTTTGAGCTGATTGACAACTGCCAAACTTTCGCCTACATAAATTACTCCATCATTGCTACAGTCTAATATAATATATTTCATTTATCTTGCCTATTGTTTACGACTATACTTATGGTCCGGCGTGCAGGAATCGAACCCACATTCGCGAGGTAGAAGCTCGCTGTATTATCCATTATACTAACGCCAGGATGGGCTATTACTTACGAGCTTCTCGTGGTTCACGCTTGATAACAACTGCGGCTGCAAGTTCGGCTTGAATCATTGCACGTTTAAATGCGTTACGTGCGTGTGCATCAACAATAGAACACATCAACCGTTTTGATTGCTTGCTCAACTTAAATGTTTTTCCTGGCTTAATCATAGTTTCTTTCTTTGGTTTAAAAATTTGGCGGAGCGTGTAGGAATCGAACCTACTCACCACTTGCGCAGTGACAGATTAGCAATCTGTTGCCTTAACCGGTCGGCCAACGCTCCGTGCTATACATTTATTATACGATACTTAGTGTTACTTGTCAACAGGCACATCAGCCAAAAGCAGTTTAAGTCTTTCAATTTCATCAGCGGCTTCATCTAACAAGTTGGCAATACGATCTGGCTTGCCTTCTGTAACAGATAACCTTCCGGGAATCTGACGCCTAATCTCTGCTCGCTTTCGCAAACGAAAGACTAGGCTTTGCTCACTTACTGGTAAATGACTCTCGTCTTGCATTTTGTAATCCTTGATAATATTGATACAGGCCGGCGATCTGGTTCCAATCTCTTGAAGGACCGCAACGTAGATTCCGCCTGTAATACTCTACTTGACTGTCAATGAATGCATCAGTCATGCTAGCTGTTCCCTTACCCAAGCCAGGCGAGCTTGCTCGTCCATTGCAGTGTATTCCACAATGTTAGCACGGATAGCATCCACTAGTGGATAGTATTCTTCGTCTAGATTGTGCTTGATGTCTTTGTTCAAGTCCACTAACTTGTCTGTACGTGGATTGCGGGCAACCCACTTAGAAGTCAAGTAGTAAGGACTCTTGATCTTTGCACCTACGCCGTTTTCGTCATAGAATACAAAGCCTTCGTGCTTTACTGTCTTGACCATGTTCTTCAATGCCTGTACAGTCAAGTGATAACACTCAGTTTCGAAGCAATGAAACATTTCAGCAAGTTGCTCTAACACAGCAGGGTGGTGACCTACTGCCGACTGCCAAGTGTTTTCACGATAACCCAAGATATACATACCTGGCTTTTCAGGTACAATGTGTGGGTCGTCAGGATGTACACATTCAAACATAAATGTCATTCCGTCCATGTCTGAGCGGTTAAATGCCAACTGCCAGTCTGCCCAAGATTGATGAGTCAACATCATTTCTTTTGCCATTGCAACGTATGGGCTGTCAGTTGAACCGGTAGTAGACACCAAGATGTCGCCATTGTACCAGGTCATTGCTACCATAAAGCCGTTGACCTTGCGGTATGCAGTTACTATAGTGTCAAGTTCAGAAAACACAGGTGCTTCCTTTTCGATACCATAGTTGTAGATCTTTGTAAAAGGATAAGCAACCAAGTTGAAATCAGCATCTACAATTGATCCACGACATTCGGCAATGTATTCGTTCCATAGGTTGTCATAGAACACACGCTTCTTATATTTGAGCACGTAGATACCGTCGCCACATTCCCGGATGTTAACCAGGTTAGACGAAGCCACATACTCCTTCAATTCATCTTTAAACATGATGACCCTTAATTTCGTTGTCCTTGATCAAACGGATTGCACGTTCCATGGAGATTACAATTTCACCAGTCGAGTCCATGCCTACGTCCAACGCACGGAACTTCTCTAACCCACTTACACCTCCGTGCAAGTGACCATGAAAGTGCAATGCTCCACGATGCATCTGGTCCCACTCAGCGATTGGATAGTGAAACATCACACACTTGTGACCATCATATGTAATGTCCAAATACTTGTGAACTTCCTTGAACGCTCTACGGAATGTTGCATCCTGTAATGTCTTACGATCGTGATTGCCTTCAATCAAGATCTTGTCGCCGTTCAAACGTTGCATTGTTCGACCTGCTACACTGCCCGACATAAATGCTACATCACCTAAGATGTAAACTGTGTCTTCGGGTTGCACCCGGGCGTTCCATTCTTCTACCATGGCGTTGTTCATATAGTCAACGTCATTATTAAATCGTGCTCGCGTTTCTGGGCAAAAACTCATAATGTTCTTGTGCCCAAAGTGCAAGTCACTTGTGATCCATGTTTTCATTTCAATTCCTTTGTTTACCACAGCAAATCAAAATTGCCGCTGAGCACTCGTTTGGTGCTGGCTACTTTATTTGTTACATGGTCTTGGACTCTATCATCTTGAAATCGATAGGTGCGAATTTTGTCTCCTCGCATACCAGAACCAACTTGTTCTCGTCTGTTGCTTGCTATGACATTATTATACTGGCTCTTTGCCAGATTGTCAACCACTTTATGAATAGTACCCATGGCTTGATCCTGGCTATTTTGCCTACTGCGACATTGTGCTGTTGCTACCGTGCCAGTGGGTATATGTGTGATGCGGCATGAGTTTTGGTGCTTGTTTCGGTGTTGTCCACCTGCACCTGTTCCCGAGTACCATTCAATGCGTAAATCGCTTTCTTTTACGACTGTGGTAACTTCTGCTGGGTCAGTGATAGCCACTGTAACTGTGCTGGTATGCACTCTGCCCTTGCGCTCTGTGGGAGGAACACGTTGTATTCTGTGTCCTCCCGATTCATTGTACAAGCCAGATAAATCAGTACCCTCGACTAAGATATGAACTTCGCCAAGATATTCATTTATCAGGCGGGTAGCTCAGCCTTTGCTTTGAGCAAATTTAATGTAGGCTTGCGCCAAATCTTTCACAAATAGTTTTGAGTCTTCTCCGCCTTCTGCGGCACGGACTTCAATTACACGTTTCATACACGCTCCTTTTTAACACGACCAATTCTGCTGGCCTTGTTCCAATCGTATTTAACACCGTCGGGGCATAACCCGTCTACTATGCTATCTACTCCAAACATTCCTACAATTTCAAAGTCTGGACCTGTTATAGTCACAAACTCGTTTAGAGACTTTGCGACATTCATGGCCTCAGCTAATGTTAGGACTTTAAATTCTTCTTCTTTTCCTATTATCTTATACATTTATTCCTTTAACATTCTATGTCAATATTTCTACCCTTATCTAAATCTAAACGAATATTCCTTGATACTCGTTCTGCAATTTCACGTTCTCGATTGCGTCTTTCAATAACCTTGGCATAATCTCGGGCGCGATTATCTTCTACTCTTATTTGCTGTAGTCGATACTGCTCAGCATTATACTTGATAATGCTTTGCTCGGCCCTTGAAATTTCCATTAGTATACTTCTTTTACAATATCAAACTCAGTTACGGGCCATTTGGCTTTGAACTCGTCTGACTTGACATACTCGTTATATGCCTTTGCATCAAAAAACACCTTGCTAAAAACAGCTTTAAACTGTCCTTTTACTGTGATTGTCAAGTACACTGATTTTGCTTTGCCAGCCATTTGATGCCTTTCGTTGTTTAATAACGTTATTATAGCACAGGTTCCCAACCTTGTCAAGCTATTTACAGATTATTTTTGAAAGTGCGCCAATCATCGATATTAGGCTTTTCGTTCTCATCATATGTCCAACCCAGAGCCTTCATCATGCGATGCTTGACCAACAAGTTAGGACTACGAAAACGACCAGTGTCTTCAAAGCCCATCATAACACCAACTTCACAAACTGCGCCACTACGGCAGATGCCCGCAAAGCAATGGACCACAACGTTCATCTTATTTTCTAATGCATGCTTCAGCAAGCGAACCAATTCGTCAGCTTGCTCTTGACTGCATCGCATGGCTTCGTCTAGAGCAAAGTCATTCTTTTCAATGTCCAAGAACTCAAAGTTGTGACGTTCTTTAAATTCATGGGCCGCTTCTGGGCGCCAGCTACCTGGATCAACAATGCTAATCAGCATTGAGTTAGGACCTGCTTCGTGATGGAAGCGAGTTGGAATATCTGCGGCGGCTACGTTTTCAATCCATGGCATAAGTTGTTTCCTTTATATCTAATTATACACGATTACTGGCTCATTGTCAAGTCATACTTTCGTACACAGTATTTTCTTAGTAGCTCGTTTAAGTATTGCAAGGAGATTGCAATGAGCACACAACTACTAAGAAAATATATCGACATCATCAATACCACAAATGAGGCCTGGGATACTGCTACCCAAGTCAATCCCGAAGAACGCGGCAAGTACGCAGGTAAGACCAAAGAAGAATTGCTTGCACAATATAACGCACTCAAGAAAACAGGGCCTCACCCGCAAGGGTCGCCCGAGTATGGTAAGATGCGTGAACTGGCTTTTGCTATTCGTGCCAAGAGTGACTGGGGCAAAGTACAATAGGTTTTCGAGAGACCAGCTATCTTTCTCAAGGACTCACTGGCTTGTCTCGTATGAAGGAGTTTAAACTACCCAATGTTGCTACTGGTGTGTCAGGCACAAGAACAGGGCCCTAGCGCACTGGGGACTCAACTTCTACGTCTATCTCGAAACTTGTGTGTCGTTGTGGGTTCTTACCACACCTGAAGCTTGTTCCATTACCCTGAGGATTTTATAATGGCGCCCCCATGCATTCTCATTACACCATGACAAAACTTGGTGGAAAGTAATGGAGTTTAACCATTGCCCGGCTTGAGTTACAAACCGCTGTCTCCCATATGTGACAGTGACTTCCCATAATTGGCCGGTCCTGAGAGGATCGAACTCCCACCCTCTGTTTCGAAGACAGAGATGATATCCATTTCACCAAGGACCGAAATACTGGCTCCGTAACTTGGGATCGAACCAAGCTCATTCCTGATTAACAGTCAGGCGCATACACCATGCTTGCTCTTACGGAAAAAATTCTGGTGGTAACGGTGAGAATCGAACTCACTTTTGACACCGTATGAAGGTGGCGCATTGCCTTAATGCTACGTTACCATGGCCCTGGTCTCTCCCTGGATGTCACGACTGACGCTGCCGTTTGCGGCAAGGAGCGACCTTGCAAGCTATACCATATTGAAGCACACTCTCGGAATCAAGATCCTTTTCACCGCGCTGGTTAGGCTGCTTCGTAGTGTGGTCCAGGCTACCAACCTCTCAAGGCCAACTACCAATGATGAATGTACTTCAATATGGAATCCATTGTGTGTAGGGCATCGAAACCTACATTCGGCCCCATAATGGGCCTTTCTTACCACTTAGAAGAACACGGATTCTTCGGAGTCATGACTTCCGAACATGGACAGGTTAATTACTCCTGTTTTTACCATATAGAAACACACTATCCTAGACTGACTACTTTGGCACGGGCTTTGCTAAAAAGCGATACCGTTCGTAATGTGTTTTTATATGGTAGGGGCACAGGGACTCGAACCCTGATAGACCGGTTAAAAGCCGGCTATTCTAGCCTTTGAATTATACCCCCATATGGTCCCTCCA